TGGTCGGGTGAGTAATTTTATTCAATATCGATTGCTCTGATCTCAATGTGCTGTATCATAGTCTAAATACACCGCACAACAAAGGAGTGAAGTATGTCTGACGAGATTCGACTGCCGACTGAGTATCAACAATTTATTCACTTATCACGCTATTCAAGATGGCTTGAAAATAAGGGACGAAGAGAAACTTGGGAGGAGACAGTCAATCGCTACTTCAACTTCTTCGATAAGCATCTCGCAATTTTTACTAAAGGAAAGTTATCGAAGGCAGAGCGTGAAGAACTTCGTCAGGCAGTTCTTAACCTTGAGGTGCTTCCTTCAATGCGATGTCTCATGACAGCAGGTGAAGCCCTTGAACGAGACAACATTGCTGGATACAACTGTGCCTATGTTCACATCAATCGTGTTCGTGCATTCGATGAAATTCTCTATGTTCTCATGTGTGGTACGGGGGTTGGATTCTCCGTCGAGCGTCAGTTTGTTGAGAAGTTACCAACCATTGCCGAAGAGTTCAGCGATAGCGATACCCTCATCAATGTTGCCGATTCAAAGCAGGGTTGGGCAAAGGCTTTCCGTGAACTGATCAGTCTTCTCATCGTCGGTCAGATCCCCAAATGGGATGTGTCAAAGGTTCGTCCTGCGGGTGCTCGACTGAAGACATTCGGTGGCAGAGCATCTGGTCCTCGTCCACTTGAAGATCTATTCAAGTTCACCGTGGAGACTTTCCGAAAGTCTGCGGGTCGCAAGTTGACTTCAATCGAATGTCATGACATTGTTTGCAAGATCGCAGAGATCGTAGTTGTCGGGGGCGTTCGTCGCTCGGCACTCATTTCACTTTCAGAACTTGGCGATGAGCGCATGCGTAATGCCAAGAGCGGTGCTTGGTGGGAAGCCAATCCACAACGGGCACTCGCAAACAATAGCGTTGCATACAAGGAAAAGCCTGAAATCGGAACCTTCATGCAGGAGTGGCTGTCTCTCTACAACAGCAAGAGTGGTGAGCGTGGTATCTTCAATAGAGCCGCAGCACAAAAGACTGTTTCAAAGTTAGGTGATCGTCGTGATCCTAACTATGAATTTGGAACGAATCCCTGTTCTGAAATCATTCTTCGTGATCGTGAGTTCTGTAATCTTACGGAGATCATCATTCGTCCAACAGACACCGTAGAAGATCTTCTGAGAAAGGCTCGTATTGCTGCCATTCTAGGTACGATGCAAGCATCACTCACTAATTTCCAATATATTTCTTCTGAGTGGTCGAAGAATTGTAAGGAAGAAGCACTTCTTGGCGTTTCCATGACTGGTCAGTTGGACAACAAGATGATGCTTTCGATGTCTGATAATAGTGATCTTCTTTTGCCGTCTTCACTACCAAATATTCTTGAGACCGTGAAGAACAAAACCATTGAAGTGAATGCAGAATGGGCAAAGAGACTTGGTATCAATCCCGCTGCTGCAATTACATGTGTCAAGCCTTCGGGAACTGTTTCTCAGTTGACTGATGCTGCTTCAGGAATGCACCCAAGACACAGTCAATACTACATTCGCACGGTTCGTGCAGACATCAAAGATCCCCTCTGTCAGATGATGCAGGAGGCAGGATTCCCTTCTGAGCCTTGCGTAATGCGTCCCGACCACACTAGAGTATTTTCATTCCCCATGAAGTCTCCTGATGGGTGTTTGACACGCAATGATCTAACTGCAATTGAACATCTGAATCTTTGGTTGACCTATCAGAGACATTGGTGTGAACATAAGCCGTCTATTACCATTACCGTTCGTGAACACGAATGGATGGATGTTGGTGCTTGGGTGTATGAACACTTTGATGAGGTGTCTGGAATTTCCTTCCTGCCCCACAGCGACCACTCATACAAGCAGGCTCCTTATCAAGATTGCACAAAGGAAGAATATGAAACCCTTTTGGCTCAAATGCCAAAGAATGTAAACTGGTCTGATCTCTCCAAGTATGAGAAGGAAGATAGAACGGCTGGATCTCAAACCTATGCTTGTTCAGGAGATAAATGTGAATTGGTGGATTTGACATCGTCATAATTCAGTATAAATAATATCGGGTATATTATGGAAACTGCGTTGCAATCTATTTGGTTAGGATTTGTTTTGTATGTTCTCTATGAGACATCCGCAGTCTATTCTTACATATCCTCTCAACCAATGAGAATTTTTAAACGATGGACAAAGATCCACCTTTATAACTCAAGTAGCGGATTTTCATACTCTGATTGGTTGTTATTCAAATATCCCAATTCTTTCTTGTATAAACTACTTTCATGCAGATACTGTTTTGGAGTTTGGTTATCATTGGGCATTTGCATGACAACAAATAATTTTAACATGATACCCATCGTATACTTATTAGGCCAATTCATCTGTTCATTGTTTACTTTAAGTGAAAGGAAAATGCGAGATGCCTGAAATCGTATTTGATGGGCCTGAAGGTCTATATTCACAAATGGAATCTAATATATCCCTTTTGGGTGGATTTCACAATTTAAACCCAGATGGACATAACGACAAATTATTAAACTTTTACCAAAAAATGAAAGTTATCAAAGACCCCAACTCATGTTCTTGTAAAAAAACCGCAGAGAACATAAGAAAAGTCGATGAATTATACTTGTCAATTCCTATGGATTTAATGCAAAATAAGAATAATCTTCTTACTGAGTTATTTAAAGACTCAACTATGGTGTTTTTATATAAAGGCAAAGAACTAGCAAGGATTTAAAAATGAGATCTGCCGAAAATGCTTTCGTGAAGTTTGTTAAAGAGAGCATAGGCGAACACGGTTTATCGCTCAATATAAAAAATTCAACTTGGGTTTACTCAAATGGATTTAAATGTTGGGGATTTTTTGACGAAGAACAGATATGTGTAGCGAAAAAAAATCCAAAGTGGATTGAGGTTCTTGCACACGAATACTCACACTTCATTCAATGGAAAAGCGGGACTTCACTCTATAGAAAATGTTTCGGACCAACTAACAACTATTCTGATGTAGTCGAGGACTGGCTATCCGGTAAACAATTTGACAATAGAAGGGTTCGAAAAGCATTTGAAACTTATAGAGGCATGGAAAGAGAATGTGAACAGATAACGGTCAAGATTATACAAAAGCACAATATTGCATGTGACATGGAAAGATATAAACAAGAGGCAAACTTATTGATATACATGTATCACTACATGGAGATGACTAGGACTAAGTCTTTCAAAAAGAATCCAGACTGGAGAATGATAAGAAAGATGCCTTCATCTTTTCGATCACAGTCTCATAAAACAGTATCAAAAGAAATATTGGATGTATTTGAGGACTTAGTCTAACTATAAATATACTTGCAAAAGAAAGGAGAATCTCATGTCAGAATTTTTAGGTACAACCTGGTGGAGTGTTTTGATGTTCATTTCTGGTGCACTAATTGGCGCACCTCTATGGAAGTGGGTATCTGCTAAACTTCCTTGGAACAAGTGAGTTTAATTAAAGGATTTAATTGGTTTAGAGGGGGGATTAAATCCCCCCTTTTCATTTACTAAATAATCATTATGAAGAAAACATTCAAAAATCTAAGGTCAAGTTTGGCAGAGTGGTCCGCACCAACGGCACATACTGCTAGAGTAACACAAAGCCTATCTGTGTCCACTGGAAAGTCATCAACAGCAAAAAGACCAAGTGTAATACAACCCACCAAAATAATGATGAATAAATCTGAAAAGAAAAGAAGAGGGATACACTTTTTTCAATTGGGTGATACTAAATAGATGACCTTAGGAGAAATTAAGCATGAGTAATATTAAACTGATTAGAATGGTTTCGGGTGAGGAAGTTATCGCAAAGGTCGTAGAGAATACATCTGATGGTATTCAGATTGAGTCTCCGGTAATTTTACTTCCAGCAGGGCAAGGCCGACTAGCAATCGTCCCTTGGCTTCCATATGCTGAAACTGACAATATGGTCATTCCGACCAAGGCCATTTCATTTGTTGTAACTCCAAAGACTGAACTAGTCAACGAATACAACACATCAAATAGTGGACTTATTGTTCCAGATAAGAGTATCGCATCACCGAAACTGTCTTTGGTCGAGTAATCTGACCGTCTAATAAGGACAGATTTCGCAGAATCTGTCCTTCTGAGAAGGACACCTTTTGGGTGTCCTTTTCTATTTACGACATCTTACTGTAATTGCCCTTCTTGGATAGTTGAACATGCCGCTCAAACTTATCTTGAAGAACTTCCTTGGACTTGTGGCTGATGACAAAAACATTTACATTGTGACCACGCATGCCATTCATGATCTCTAAGAACGCTTCTGTCGATGTATCGTCTAGCGATCCATCTAAAACCTCATCTAGAATCAGTAAGTTAGTGGAGAGTGAGTTCTTGATCTCTGCCATGGCTCTCCAAGCAAACAGAAGTGCCAGATCGATCTTCCGCTTCTCACCTTCGCTGAAAGAAGCATATGTGAATACATCACGATGTCGAGACTTGATGGTTTCGTTGAATTCATCGTCAAGATTAAAGTTGACGAAGAAATTCATCATACTCAAATACTTGTTGATCGTTCTATTGATGACTGGAATATAATGCTTGATAATTTTTTTCTTGATTCCACCATCTTTCAGCAGGATAGACGCAAGGCCCAAGTAATGATTGTCCTCTACAAGTTCTCGCTTCGAATCAAGTACTTCTGATTCTTCACTTTCAAGACGAGACAGTTCTTTTTCGTCTTGAATCAACTTTGTGGTGTTCCCCCCACGCCCACGAACTTTACCAATATAATCATTAAGAGAATCGATATCAGATGTTTTCTTATGGATTAATGACTGAAGTGCAGAAATCTCCAACAGAACATCTGTAATTGTGTTCAGTCGATCATCAACCTCTTTATACTTGATCATCAATTCCGAAAGAC